CATCAAAGAAACGTTCCTCGAAAAAGAAAATGACTGGAGGTCGCAAGAAACGCTCCTCAAAAAAGTCATCGAAGAAGCGTTCCTCAAAAAAGAAAATGACTGGAGGTCGCAAGAAACGCTCATCTAAGAAATCATCAAAGAAACGTTCCAGTAAAAAAAGAATGTTAAAAGGTTTCAATACTCACTTATTTTAAACTAATGATTAAGTATTTTCCTGAGATATGAGGGATAATTAAATTATTATCTTCTACTTGTATTGAATCTAATTTATGGTTTATATTTTCAATAGAATCATAAGTAAAAGATAATGTATGTTGTTTTAAATAATTTTTAAATTGATTATAATCAAATAATGTTTGATTATAATTAAAAATATGGTCTCTATATTTATCATTTGACACTATATACACTTTTGGATTATTGATAAAAGCCAACATTATAAATAGATCATCATTATTATTAAAAGGTGTTAAATAATACTTAATACCTCTTTTATCTAATTCTAATCTAATTTCAGGATTTTTTTTAACATGTCTTTTATGAATAATTACAAGACAATTTAAAGTACATGATATTCTGTATAGATTCTCAATATTTTTTTTTGATATTTTTCCTTTGTATAAAATTACATTACAACCATCAACAATATAATCATAATTAATTTTAGATAAATAATCAGAAAATTCATTTATATATTCTTGTTTAATAATAATATTATCTTTAATATTTTGCAATATATTATGATCAATATAATCAATATAATTAGAATAATCATACAATGATAAAATATCTATACTTGAATTAATATTATAGCCTTTTAATAATATTAATAATTTATAAAGTTTATTTTCAATCAGATAATCAATATCTTTTGTCAAGAGTTGTATATTCTTATTATTTAGTATATTTTTTGCAAATAATTCAAATGAATAATTATAATTAGAATGATAATAATAACAACATAACATTAAATAATCTCTTTTCATTAATCTATTGGATAGTAATAGATTAATTCGAATATCATTAGTTCTAATGAAATATGATAAGACTAATGATAGTATTCCATTATCATTAATATTTGATGTGTCTATAGTTTTAATTAATTCTTCTATTTTATTATTATCATTTGCTAATAATAATTTATGCAATATATAGCCTTTATTCATCTTATTATTCATTATAATTAAAAAGCCAATTTGCTTTTATTTCATTTTTTATATAAACAATAAAAATTGAAAAATTAATGGTATAATTATGATATAAATTGAAAGATTAAGTTATATTACAGTATATAGCCTATAAAAATGTCTTCAATTGACGAGAAGACTTTTATTACCCCTTCTACTAACTCTACTAACTCTACCCCCTCTACTAACTCTACTAACTCTACCCCCTCTACTAACTCTACTAACACTGTACCTAAAATTAAGCATAGTATTACAGAAGCATATAATTCGCCCGTGCCACAATTCAAGAGAGCTCAAACTACATCCGCATATAGAAGTTTCTCAAGTGTAGGCGAGAAGCCTACATTCACAGGCTCTAATATGGATATGCCTGAAATGAATCTAAGTGGATGGGAAGATATCATGTACCAAGAGCAAGACCTAAAGGTTGGCGATATGATATTGAATGCACGAGACCAAACACTGAGTTTTGGATCCATTGGAACACAGCGTGTTCATTCACAACCATATGACAACACTTTTAAAGATAAAGAAATGACAACTATTACTGTTCAAAAGTGGGCAGCTGACAGGATACCAACAAATAATGACTCTATTTTGGAAAAACACATTAACAATCATCGCACCGACACATATTATTTTGACTTTTTCGCAATTTTTGAAATTGGTGGTAATCGTATGCCCATAACATATTCTAATACAAGCGCATCATACAAAGAAACGCACTTGGGATCACATTCAGGAGACACTACTGAAACTAAAATAATACGTGTTATTATTATGAATCTTGATGGTTCAACAAATATGGAATATGTCAGAATCCAGAAGCTACGACACACCATTGTCATCAACATTCCAAATCTTGTGGAGCTCTCCAAAACAGAGTCTGTCGCTATCTATCTGTATAATGCTGGATACAATGGAGGACGCGAACATACACTTGATAATTATATGCCTCAAGAGACTGTGTGTGATATTTGCACAGTTGATGAAGACAATAATAAGAAAAAATATCTTTTCGAATCACCTCTTTACACTGAAGACAGTATCACTCACTCTGCCGCATTGGTCAGCTTAATATCAGTTAATAGTGATGAAGTGAAGATCAATATTCTTCAAAAGTTTGCTCAAGGAATTGCAATTGCTCCTGAAAAATTGTATTGCAGAATTAAGGACAAATATTGGCCCGAGCTAACTGAGCTTGAGCCATCACTAAAAGCATTTGACACTAAGCCCACTCCAACGACTCACGAAGAAGAAGCAGATGATGAACAACCTGGTGTCCCCCCACCTCCGATGACAGGTCTTCAAAGATCAAACGCTCAACCAATCAGGAGATCAATGGCAGGACAACAATAATTCAATATTATTTAATTTATAAATCACATTTTTGTCTTACTAATAATAATGCAAAAAATAATGGAATAAATATTTTCAAAGCCTTTATAGAAATTCTAAGAGCAGGATTTAATACTTTATTAAAATAGTGATATACTATTTTAACAGCCTTTTTATCTAAACCTAAGACTCTTAATGTTCCAATAATTGGTGCTGATACGATACTAGCACTTTCTTTAACAATACCACCCATAGCATCTGTACCATATTCAAATGCACTACCTAGTATTGTTCCGCCTCTTTTATGTTTCCCCAATATAGTATTCTTAACATTCTTTTCAAAATTAAAGATAATGTTGTGTAGAATTTGTGGATGTTGAAATATTTTTTTAATTCTTTTTGGGAGTCTTTTATAAATACTTGCAAAATTATTAAAAGTTAATAATTTGGTATTTTGAATTATAAGAGCAGTTGCAGGTCCAACTTCTGGTATTATTGATATCCAATCGCATATAAAAGTTTCAATCGCACTATAGATATCCGGAAAGTCATTACACAATGAATTAATATTATCATCATCAATATCATCCCAAATATCATTAAACTGTTCCAAAACACCTTTAGGACCATTATTAAAATCTATCTCTAAGAATATTTTAATTTGTGAATCATTTATTAGGTTCATTGTACTAACAAACATATTACTAGTAGATATTATAGTTGATATGATAGCTTCTGCTTCACCAATAAATGGTATTTCTTCTGTACCATATTTAAGAACATTTAATAATTTAATTAAAGGTTTTGGAATTGAATGAGCACCGCCGCCAATATGCATTTTTAATATATTGTATTTAATTTTATATTTAATATATTTTTTATAATAATCTACCATTATTTTATATCAGAATTTTATATTATATAATTTAATATAATATGACCACAGGTATTAACAGGATATTATGATAATACATTTTATGAAAAATTCATAAAATATATAAATATAAAATGAACAATATTGTCAAGAAATTTTATGAATAATTCTACTGATTCTAATACTATTAGTAGTAAAATAGTAAATACATCAAGATATCTATATAATAATATTTATTTAGTAATATTTATAGTATTTATTAAATATTATAGATTAAGATTATTCTAATTTAGATTTTAGTATGGATAATAACTGATTAGATATGAATGAAGGTAATACAGGAACAAATTTGAATGCGATCTTTGTAAAGAATAAATATTCAAATACACCAATTATTGAGAATACTATAATATTCTCAGTTATAATATCTTTAATATTAATATCAATATTACAAGAAAATTTAAATATTAATATAATGATAATAACTATAGACCATATCATTATATTTGCAACTAATACACTATTAAATAACCCAGTATTTTGTGTTTCTACAACTTTATTAGGTTTTGCAAACATAGTAGATAGTTGTTTTTTTGGAATTATTTTAACAATATTATTATTCTTTAAAAGATTAATATTATCTCCTAAACTTTTATCTACCATGTTATTAATTTCATTATTAAAAGTAGTTGTACTTAATTTACTAATATAGAATTTAAAAAATAAAGATAAGAATGTAAATAATATTGCGCTATGTAGTGCCATATTAACAATAAATTCTGGATTTTTAATAATATCAAACATTTTATATTATTATTAATTATAATTTAATTATAATTTTTTTATATTATTATTATATAATAATATGGATTTAATAAAATTATCAGTTAATACAAGTATGTTAGTAGCTTTGACAGTATGTTTTATAGGAATTTTTTTCTTTACTTATGCAAAAAATATAGAAAAAGAAATTGTAGTTAATAATGTTAAATATTTAATTGATAGCCTAACACCTAGTTTTAATTTATTACCACAAACAGAATACAATATATTAAAAAATAATATTAATAATGTACAGCTATCAAATATGGATAAAGAAGACAATGAAGTATCAGAAGCTAATAATTTATTATTAGTTCAATCTACAAAAGTATTAGGTGTTATATTGGTCGTATCATTAGTATTTTCTTATTACATGTGTAATAAATATAATTTAGATTTTACTGATTTATTATATCATAACATGATACTTGTTGGATGTATTGCACTTGTAGAATTCATATTTTTAAATTTAGTTGCTAAAAACTATACATCAGCAGATCCAAATATGATTGTAAATAATTTAATTAATCATATTTAATTTATGTAGATTGTGTAATTCAATTAATTTATCAGTCCATTCTGTAATTGTTTCTTTTTCTTCAAATAATAAATGAGCATTTTCACTAATCTCTTTTTCAATAGGATCTCGAAATTCTTTATTTGCTAATTTTATTGCAAAATCCACATACTCTTTTTTATTATTTGCAATATATTTCTTCAATCCCATTTTTGTATAGAATCCTTTTGTAAAACGCCCATTAATCATTTGACCTGGTTGCGATACAACTACTTTACCTAATGAGAAAGCTTCTAGACTTGAATTACAACCGCCAAATGGATATGTATCTAATACAACATCGGATATATTTATCAAGTTTAAATAATCATAATGTTTCATAGGAGGTACCCAATGAATTCTACTAACTATATTATGATTTATATTTTTTATAAAAATAGATTGTTGTTCATTTTTTATCATAAACAATATTGCATTTGGTACGGTATTAAGTATTTGAACAATATAGTCATAATATATTTTATTAAATTTGAATATGGATTGAGCACAAAAATAAATAACAGTACTCTCATTAAAACCATAATGATATCTATCGTTAAATTTAATATTTTTATATTTTGTATAAGGATTAATATAACATGTACATAATGAATTAAGTAATACTAATTTTTCAGTATAATGTGTTTTAGATCTCTTATATTCCATTTCATACAATTTTGAACTAAAGAAATAATCAATTGTGTCTAATCCAGATGTATCTGAATGCCCCCATGTATTTATCTGTATTTTTGCAAATCTCATACAAGCTAATAAATAAAAATATGAATCCATACCTATTTCACAATATACAATTATATCTAATTTCATTTTAGTTAATAAATCTTTTGCACTAAGTAAATTTTTATTTATTTTAATATGAATAGCATTACCATATTCATTTCTCACATCATTAGTTAAATCATCAGTTGTTATAAAATATACCTCAAACTGTGGATTTAATGATAAGTGTTTAATAACTTGGTGTCTGTCTTTAAAAACACTATGAATCCTATTCAACATTGATGATATAAAACATACTTTAATTTTATTATTATTTATCTGACTTAAATCAACACAATAATTTAATTCAGGACAAATTTTTTTAAATAACTTGTGTTTTAATTCAAAGATATTTTTTGAAGGTATGCCGTGATATGATAGATAAAAATTATTTGGCGCTAATGTTAATATTTGATTTAAATTATAAGTTCCTAAATTTTTTTCTTCTAATAATTTTAGTATATTTATTTCAATTTGATTTCTTTTTTCAAATATATCACATTCTAAATTATCAGTTCCAACAAAATTACATGTCACATGAATTAATAAATCTATAATTAATGGATTATTAGGAAATATAGTAAGAAGATCATTGCATTTAAAATTGGGAAATATTTTTTCAAGTAATTTAATATACTGATATGTTGTTTCATATCTAGATATATAAGGAGTTAATAATAATACAACTCCTTTCATTTGATCTAATGTTGCATATTTTTGCAAATACATTGCAATTTCTATTAAATATAATATTACATCTTTATCAATACATCTTATTAATTTATCAAATACTTTTATAATAATTGGATATATATTATTTGATTTATCTGATAATAAATCTTTACTAATTATTATATCAAATATATTTTTCCCAATTTTTTTTAAAAGTTTAGTATAATCTATTATTTTATTTGGTTTGTGTTCCATAAATAATATAAACCATGAAAATAAAGTATCAATATTATTACTAAGATTTAATCTCATATCATTCATATCCATAACATCTAAAGGAGGATCTCTATTACATAATACACACATAGATAATAATTTACTTATTATATTTGTTGTTTTATTTTGAGTGTTCCCCAGTTCATCAAGAATCATATCATAACCTTTAATTTTTAATAGTTTCATTTCAATAATCTTATTATATAATAAATTATAATTAATATCACTAGATGGAAATGATATTAATGACCTTTTAAATTCAAGATCGTTAAAATAAACTAAATATTCTCCTTTAATAGATTTTAAATCATATTTATTTATTATTGCAAACGATTCATGCATTTCATTTAGATCATTTATTATATTATCATTTAATTGTGATTTATAATTCATAAATATTATTTTCTCAAACCATAAATAATTTAATTTATTTAATATATTTTTATTAATAGTATATTCATATTTATTTACTTTGCAAAAATTTTTTAAACAACTTATACTTATACAATCTAAATTAGAATGAGTAATAATTATACGATGATTATAATATTTTAATTTTGGTAAATTGGTTAATTCAGCAATATCTTTTATACTATAGACTATATAATAACAATTTTTCATAATTTCATAATGTAATAATTTATAAGAGTCATAAGAATAAGGTTTATTAAAAATATTATAATATGATTTATAATAATCAGATATTATATCAATATCTTCATCATTATATTCTTTATTTACTATATTAATATGTTCATATTTATTTATTTTAACATCAAATATAATTTCATATTTATTTTTTTTTTTAATATTTAGTATTTTATTTTCATAACTAATATTATCTGTTATATATATTTCTTTATCTTTACTTAAGAAATGAAAACCTTTATTATTACTAATAATATTATTTAAAGTTTCGCAAAAATTTTTCTTTGGACTATAGAATTTATTAAATACTAATGTATAACTATCTTTTGGTAGATTATTTATTTTTTCAATATCTGTAATAAATAAAGGAATAAATTGATTAGTTATTAAAAAAATATATTTAATATTATTAATATTAATATTATTGCTAATTATATTAATATTTATCATTATAATATTATTATATATATTATATATTAATATATAATATAAATAATGAGTTTATTACAATCAGTTAGAAGTATAAATACTCGTATGGCAGCTTGTGTTGGTACTTATACTCCAAGCGTAAAAGGTACATCTATGTCATCCGTATGTCAAACAGGTATAGGTGGTATACCTGGGTCTGTTGGATCTAATACAAATGGTTCTGGATTTGGTGGCTTTGGTGCAGGTGGTAATGGTTTGGGTAGTGGTAGTGGTAGTGGTGGTGGTGGTGGTAATTTAATAACATATTATGTAGAAGATCTTGCTGATATTATAAAAATAATAATTAGTATTAGAGGGTCTGACAAAGATAATATATTACCAATGACTGAAAGTGAACTACAAGCTAGTTTAAAATATTTAGGAACAATACAAAAAACATTATCTAAATCATATACAAAAACTGTAGATCCAAAAGCTGAGTATAGAACTATAAGGAGTAATATTTTAACAAATGATATTGTTATATATTTTCTTTATTTTGCTTATAATTTTTGCGATTATCAAATAACACAATATCAGTTAATAAAAGCGATTAATAATTATCAAGCTAGATATTTGAAAGCTCTACAAAATAATCAACAAAGTAATAGTGGCTACACATCTTTTACAAACCTTTCAGTTAATCTTGCTATTAATACATCTATAAAAGATGAATATATAAATTACATAAAATTTTATGGTATACCTAAAAAAGGTTATTTCATACCTTCTATATTAGAAAGAATTAATCTTGGAATAATAAATGAAACTAATTATAAAATGTTTATCCCTGATGAGCTTTCGATTATTGATCCTATAGATCAACAATGGGTTCTACCTGATACTATTGATTCACTTTTTGCTAGCGATCAAGCTGTTAGTGATACTTTTATTGATCCTCAAAATAGTGAAAACACAGTGACTGAAACTATTGACACTGATGAAACAATTGGACCAGATGGTAAAGTACATTACATAACTGATATATTAACAACTGATATGTATGGTAATCTTTTAGCAAATATTAATATATATGTATAAAAAATGGTATAAAAATATTTAGTTTAATAATTCTAAATTATTATATATAATGGTTAATACTAATAATTCAGGCACAGATTATGTATTTTTTATAAATGTTCCAATTACAGTTAATCAAGATACTGGTATAAATGCAATTCCTTCTAATGACTTTGAAATTAATTATTTATATGATTATTTATTAGATATAAATGTATATACTTCTACTCCTGGTTATTCAATGAATACGCTTTTTAATAATTTTTCATATATATATTGTAATCTAACATCTCAATTACAGAGTGTTGCTATCACAAATAATATTACATTATCAACATTATTTAATGGCATACACACATTCATAGAAAGAGGTACTGCAGTAAATGATATATTATTTAACAATCACCAATTTCCACCAGAAAAAGAAAAAATTGCTCAGCGATTTAAAGAAATAATAGCAGTTAAAATGTTTGCCAGTGCAGAGGGTATAGCTGCTATAACTACTCTCACATCAAATGCATATGATGTTGATATACCGACACAACTTACAAAGCAAATGCACACAGTTTTTACAACACCTGCTGCAATTTCTTCATTCTTTAGACAATATGTTGGTTCAACTAGATTTACAGAAGATTCGCTAAATCTTGCATCTCGAAATTTAGATTCATTTGAAGCATATGCATCATTTAATATAGCACAAACTAAAATAGATATACCAATATGGTTTACTGGTAGAGTATTTGATTTAGAAGGTCGTGCTGTTGGTACAGATAGTGAAAAATATGCAGTAGATATGTTTCCTACTGTAGCTAACTTAACACATACTAGTAGTACCACACTAGGATATGATGATTTTTATAAAACTTACCACTCGGTTATTAATCCACGAACAGGAGAATATAATATATCATTATTATTATCATTACACGATTAAACAATTTTTTATAGATTTTATAAAAAAAGTATCAACACAAAAAATATAATGGAAAAATTCTCCAATTATAAATATAATAATTAATGTTTTGTAAAAATCTATATTATAATATTTAGCTATAATAAAAGATATTATAATAGTTCCTATGATATCTACTAATGCAAAACCAAATATTCTTGTTTTGTGTGCTCCTTGATTAGGTTCCCCAAATATATTTTTATATTTACATAAATTCATTATAATATATGATAAATTAATATAAACAAAAGTTATTTATATTAATTAAATGAGTAAAAATAATAATTCTACAGTAATAGAAGAAAAAGATTATTTATGGAAAGAAGATCAAGAAGACATTTTAAAAAAATGGGCTGATAAAGGAACCTGTTTTAAAATGATGCACGAAAGAGCTTATAAAAAATATTGGTGTATGAATGCCTGGTTTAATATTCCAGTGATCATTATATCAACCATAACAGGAACAGGAAATTTTGCTTCAAATAACTTTGGAGCATATGCTCAGATGTTCACTTTCATTATTGGTGGTTTTAATATTTTTGCAGGAATGTTGGCAACAATTTCAACATATATTGGGGCTGCTCAAAAATTAGAAGGGCATAGATTTTCATCTATCCAATGGGATAAATTTACGCGAAAAATTCAAATTGAATTAGCTAAAACAAGAAATGATAGAATTAGAGCAAAAATATTTATTAAACAATGTGCTGAGGAATATGATAGATTGATTGAGATGTCTCCCATATTACCTAATGATATTATTAAGTGGTTCAAAGATGTAATTGATAATAAAGATAATGATAATGATTCATTTTGTTATGAATGTATATGTTTCCCTTGTGGATGTAATAAATGTGAAATTAATATATGTTGTAAATCTGATCATATAAGTACAGATACTTCGGAATGGGATAAGATTGAATTACCTGAAATAATAGGTCGTGTAAAGGCAACTCATATAGCACAAGAACCAATTATTGTAGAAGAGCCAAATATTGAAGATCACACAAAAACAGAAGAAGATCCTTATAATATTTATGGAAAACCATCAGTCTAGCTGAGAGCAAGATATATACCAATACATAATATTATAAATACAATTACACCAACTAAAATATAAATTATAAGTTTATTATTATTTGATGGTATGGGTGGTGGAGGTGGAGGTGGGTCTTTTTTATCATCGTCTCCACCTCCACCTCCACCTCCACCTCCACCTCCACCTCCACCTCCTCCACCTTCAGACTCAGCTTGTGCCTGTTGTAATTTTTGCACACACTCCTTATCAATTTTCATTGTATTATATTTATCGATAGTTGCACATGATGCTGTTATTAGACCGGCTGCGTGTAATCTACCCAAAGCATTTAATTTGGATGTGGCATCATAATATTCTTTATATGCTTTTTTAGCATCTTTGGGAGTATATTTAGCTTCAATTTTTGCCAATACATCATCATATACTTGATTAAATGATGATGATATTTGTGTTTTAATTTTATTATTTATTGTTGATACTGCAGATTGATTAAAAGTACAATTGGCAATAGCTTTTGCATAAGCGGTTTGCTTTATATCAGTAATAGTCATTGTATTTTGACAAGTAAGATCTGACAAATTTAGCTTATTATCTGCAGCAGCAGAGGCTGCGCACGTTGCAAGATTAGTTTGATTTACATTATTACTTATTACATTTTGTATATTATTTTCACTTTTGATTGTTGTTGAATCATCTAAATCTAAATTTTTAGATATTGTAGAATCTAATTTATTATTTGCGTCAAATAATCCTGTATTTCCCAATGACATTGCCATTGACATACCCGATCTTGTATCACCAGCTAATCCAAATAATTTGGCGACATCATCAGCTGCTTTCTTATTCTCATCACTATAATCGCTTATACCATCTGATTTTATTTTATCCATTGTTGTTTTTATATTAGTAGCAATATTTGTTGATATATCGCTTTGTGCTTTCTGTGTTGCTTGTGATATAACATCTGCATCTGCAGTAGAATCTTGATTAATATTAGAGATAACCACATTTTTACAATTTATATGAGATATATCAATTTGGTTTAATGCACCTGCTGCTGCTGATGCTTGTGCAATATTATTTTGTACAACATTATTTGTTATATTATTAAATATTTTAGAAACACTATCATTTAATACAGATTTATTAATATGTTGATTGTCCTCAACTTTGTTTCATAAATTTATTATCATTCAGACCAGAAAACTTTTCTTTTCCACCCAAAGGTTTCTTTATACCATCATCGCCTATATCAAAAAGTTGTTTTCCATTAGCATCAAATAAAGCATCACCATTATCATCATAATTCCTTAAACCTTGTTCATTAAACATCCAATGTTTTGGAGTATCATCAAAATTCTCTTGATTTCGATAACTTCTGACATTAAATAAACCAAACACCTCATTCTCCTTTTTAACAGATATATCTAAATATTTTTTTCCTAAATCCATTATATATATATATATATATATATATAAAGTTATTTTATGTATATAAATAATAATGCAAAATAGTAATGAGAAATCAAAATCTACAGATAATTTTAAATTAGGTCAATTTAAGACATCTTATGTGGTTAATGATGAAAAGGTGGAGCTATTGATTGATCCTTTATCTCAAAATGATATGGCTGAAGATTGGAGATTAGTTCTTCCTTCAATAAATAGAACTAGTACAAGACATCATTTTAATATATATCTTTCCCAGCTACCTCAACATTTATGGTACAAATTATTTCAAGAAAATAATGAATACTATAGAACAATTAAGGATAATATTTATAGTTATTCTGTAAAAGTAAGTGAATCTGACGATAAGCTACTTTTATTATTTGACTTATTAAATACAGTAGATTGTAGAGTACATTTAGAAAAAATTAGAAACTTATATTCAGAACTGTATAAAGAAAATGTTAGAGGTTGGATTATGATTAAAACAAAAAGGCTTTTATTTTAATTGGATTATTAAAATTATAATATATAGTGAGTGTAATATAAATAGATAATTTTCAAAATATTGTTCTGGAATTGTTAGTATGGGTTTTATAATTCTATAAATAAAACCCTCTTTATATTTCTCACCTTTTAATAGATATTCAATTTCTGTTAATCCACATCTATCATATCCTGTTAGATATTTTATCATTAATAATATTAATATGCTTAATACTATTTCTTTTAATTTTATATTATTATAAAATATAGATAGTATTATAATTAATATTATGATCACATGAATATATTGAATTATATTATATAACATTTGTATATAATATAATTATATTTAATTTATTTAGAACAAGTCCCTTTAGTTGCTAATACATATATAATATATATGTAAGGACAACATAATGCGACTATAAATGATGCACCATTAAAATTATTATCATTACATCTGAATGATAAATAAACTGCTACTAATGCCATTATAGTGTGGAATATACTATAGATTGCGGTATTTGAATTATGTTTAACAACAATCATGTGTTGTCCTTGTGATACATCATTTGCTGAATTATTATCCATTTATATATTTTTATGGAGATAATAATTTTTATATATTTTATTTTTTTGATTTTATAAAACTATTTTTATCCGCAATTATTTGCATTACATCATCTATTGTTAAAGTTTTTATATTATATTTGTGTGGAATACTTATATTTTGCTTCTTGTTAGTTGATACAATTTGCAAATAAGGCCCATAATCTCCTGTTTTAATATTAATAGTTTTGTCTTTAATCTTGAAACTTTTATTTTCAGGTGTATTCATTATTTTTTTAGCATATTCTAAATCTATATCTTTAATATCAACATCATCCTTAATAGAAATATTTCTTGTACCGCATTTTATATATAATCCATATTGGCCTTTATTTAACGATATGATATTATTAGATATTTTGCCTAATAATTTTGGGAATACTAATAATTCTTCGGCATATTCTATATCCAATTCTTTTTTATCAATATCTTTAATTGATGCATATTTCCATTTTTCATCTTCATCTAATATTTTAAGATATGGACCAAATTTGCCCGAACCAATATATATTTCTTTACCATCTTTTGTGGTTCCAAATAATTTATCATTTGAAGATCCAAGTTCTTTTTTTATAACCTTAGCTTCATCTAATAATTTTACTACAGTTGGATTAAACATATCATAAAAATTTCTAATTATAGTAGAATAATTAGCTTTCCCAACTGATATTAAATCTAAATATTCTTCCATTTGGGCTGTAAAATTAATATTAATAATATTACTAAAATGCTTCATTAGAAAATCATTAATTTGAATTCCTATTTCTGTAGGAACAATTTTTTTTGTTTCATTACCAATAGTTAGTTCTTTTATAGATTCTTTAATTTTAAATTTATCTGAAAGTTCTAATATTTTAGATTCTTTTTTTATTCCTACAATATCTTTAATCTCACTATACTTATTTTCAATTACTTTGGATACGATGGATGAGAAGGTAGAAGGACGACCAATTCCATTCTTTTCAAGATATTTAATTAGACCAGCCTCATTATAACGCAAAGGTAATTTTGTATATTCTTCAGAAATTGTTATTTTTTTTAATTTTAATAAATCTCCTACTTTATACTCATTAATTATTTGTTGTGTATCACTATCTGTTTTATCAATGTTATTATAAACTGATAAAAATCCATCAAATTTTATATTTTCTAAATTTGCAATAAAATAGCATTTAATCTTATTGAAGACTAGAATACTTGAGTTATTATTCAACATATCAATTGTAATTATTTGCTTATCAATTTTTGCACAAGTCATCTGACTAGCAACTGTTCTTTTCCAAATTAAATTATATAATTTTGTTTGATCAGCAGTAATATTATCAGGTTCAACATCATCAATGTGAGTAGGTCTAATACATTCGTGAGCTTCTTGAGCACTTTGTGATTTGGATTCATATTTTTTAGGCTCTGAATACTCAGCACCATATGTGTTAATTATATATTTAATACACTCTTTACTAATATCTTCTGATATATTGGGACTATCTGTACGCATATATGTAATTAGACCAGCCTCATATAGTTTTTGCGCAACTTCCATTGTCTTTTTTACACTAAAATTTAATTTAGTAGATGCATCTTGTTGTAATGTGGATGTGATAAATGGCGGTGATGGTTTTCTAACTGATTCCTTATTTTCAATATTAGTAATTTTAATTTCTGTTTTTTTATTAATTAACTCTAAGAATCCTTGAGCTGTATCATTATTAATATAATTATTGTTTAAAACAGCAGATAATTTATTAAATATACCACTAGTCTTAAAAAATTTACTAGATGCTGCATCTTTAATTTCATTTTCCTTATCGATAATAATTCGATTAACAACACTTTGAACACGTCCTGCTGATTTAGCATCCTTGTCTAAATACTTCCATAGAACAGGAGAAATTATATAACCTAATAATCTGTCTAAAATCCTACGCGCTTCTTGTGCTTGAACTAAGTTCATATTTATTTTAGTTGGATTTTTCAAAGCATTCATAATAGCTTTAGCTGTAATTTCAGTAAAAACTATTCTATCATAATCTTTAATTTTTAATACTTGTCTTAGGCCTTCTGCAATCCCCTCTCCTTCTCGATCATTATCAGTCGCTATAATTATTTTAATATTTTTTGATACTAGGTCTTTTAATTCTTTTACAACTTTTGTCTTATCACTAGATATGATGTAATTGGGTTTAAAATTATTATCAATATCGATTGAAATATTATCTTTATCCAGGTCTCTAATATGTCCAATAGATGCTTTTATAATATATTTATCACCTAATAAGGATGAGATTTTCTTAATTTTACCAGGGCTTTCAATAATCAGTAATATTTTATCCATTAATATTATATAATATTATATATTTAATGTTATTAACAATCAATTTTTATTTAATTAAATATTGCGTAGTCAATTTTTATTCTGAACTTCTTTTTCCCAATCTACTAATTTTGCCAACCATTGAGTTTCTCCGTGTGTTGCAACAGATGGTAATGGTGATGCTAATTTCCGATTCTTGCTATTAATTAGTTCTTGAAATATTTGATAATCAAATGGATGCTTAGTACTGCAATATTTTTGATATATCAGAAAATCTTCTTTTATTGTTTTTACAGTTGTTGCAAAGGTCATTGTTGTAGAATTTGTATATTTCCAATGTGAATTAGATGTTATAACAACCCGTGTTAATTCTCCACCTTCTGATATATGAGGATTACCACCATTTGATTGATTTATATATTTATCAGGATGATCATATCCAGTTGCATAATCAGCAATAGTTAAGCCTTCTTTAATTATAGTAGGAGCATTTTTTGTATATACATAATCATCTTCTGCGAAATATACAATATCATTATCATTAAATCTATGTATTGCATAATATACAGCATACATAAAAGCACCCGCATTATTTAATTGTGTTCTAATAATTTTGTCTTTATCAATATTATTACATAAAAAATCATACGTATCATTTGATATATTATCTGCAATAATAAGTATATCACACTCATTAAAAACTTTTATAAAGTGCAAAAAGATATTCCTAGGATTTATATAATGAGGTTTAATTTTATTATATCCTGCATCACTTATTCTATATAAAACTTTCATAATAGTTTGTATTATAATTTTATCTTTATAATTATTTGAATATAAAAAAATATTTTAATTATATCAATATAATGAATAATCACAGTAATATTATAGAAAAACTTGACAAGGTTCAGTTTGCATTCCAACAATCATCCCTAATAATAAATAATAAAATTGATAACTATTTTTATAATCTAAATAATTCTGATTATAAAAAAATATCTTATGATATAAAAAATATTATAAATGAACAAAATAATGAATTTGAAACAAATATATTGAATGATATAATTAGAACTATTAAAGAAGAAAGAATATCAACAATTATAAAAGGACAAACTACTTTATCTTCTAACTATCATCTTAGTCCAATACCTTCTGCTCCAGATTTTAGTCAAATTAATAATATACCCAATACAATTATCCCATCAGCACCTTCATATAATCAATTAGTTAATCACACAACATACATACCTCCTATAACTTGTACAGATTCAATATTACAAAAACAATCAAATCAAATAAACATATTAGATCCAAATTTATATACAACAATGGTGATACAACCACCTAAATGCCAAAATAAAAAAAAGAAAAGTAATTGTATTATATCATAGATATCCAAAAGTATTTTCTTTTAATAATTGTATGTATAAGAGACCATCATCACTTTTATTAGTATGATATATTGTACCTAGTTCTGTATTTATTGGTATTAGTTGTTTATTAACTAACATATAAATACCTTCAGAACTATTTATTTTTATAGATTTTCTTATAAGTGATTGTAAATGCATTATATTAACATTATTATCAACTAAATATTTTCTTTTTTCTAAAATCATATCATTTTTAGGAATTTCTATATAGACAGGTACCTTGTTAGGATATTTCTTTAATAATTGGACAGTTTCTCTTGCTCGTTGCTCTATCGATGTATTATTATTATTATTCATATTATAATATAATAATATATTATTTTCTAGATATTTTTACTATATAAAATATAAATTCTATATAATAAAAATGGATGAAATTAAAGTTTTTATTGATTCGAATGTAAAAGATAAGTTTAATGATATTATTTTAAAATATCAAAATGAACTAATGGATTATGATTATATAGAAAATTTAGAAGATTTTTCAGTATTACCATTAAAAGGTTCTATGCGTTATATTAATAAATTTAATAAGGAGATACGTTTTGGTGGATTATTAATAAAAATTTATGAAAAATATGGTAATTATTTTGCAATTTTAAAAAAAATGAATGGAAAGAAATATCATGTATCTTTTAATAATAATTTTATATTTTATAAAAAAAATTCAAATGATAATTTTAGAGATAGTTTAAAATATTTTATATCAGAATATGATAAAGGATTATATGAAGATGAATAACTTATTTAGTTCCAGTTGAACCAAAACCACCCTTTCTATCCGTATCATCCAATTTTGTTTCTTCTGATAAAATATTAAATTCTGGATTACAAATTTTTTCAAAAATAATCTGAGCTATTCTATCACCCTTATTAATTTTAAAGGTATCTTTTCCATGATTAAATAATAATACCATTATCTCGTGCGTATAATCTCTATCAATTACACCTGCCATAACATTAATCCAATTTTTATAAGCAAGTCCTGATCTGGGAGCAATACGTCCATATGTATTTTTAGGACATGTAATAAAGATTCCAGTTCTAACTTTCTCAAGAGTATTTGGTTCTATATTAATATTTTCAAAAGCATATAAATCATATCCAGCTGATTGGCTTGTACCTTGTGTTGGTAATTTAGCGCCTTCTAATAGTTTAATATTTAATTTAGACATTATAAAATATATAAATACTATTTTTTATATATTATTTTATCAATTTTTTATATATTCTAAGAATATATAAAAAATATTTTATAAAGTATATTATATTATATGGAAACAGATTTATATATTCTTAATATAGATACTTTATATAAAAATCCCTCGCCAATACCTATAGATCCTCTGACATTTAAATCATCTCCACCATCTACGAATGATCCAAATGGTTATAATACAGGTATTATTATACCACAACCAACAGCAGATGATCCGGAACGTATTGATCCAAACTCAATACAACCTTATTATAATGCAAATGCAGGAAATTATCTACATGTTTTAAGCGAACCTATTAAAAATGTAATTGGATGCAAATTATCTAGTTTTGAATTTCCCAATGTTAATTTTATATTTTCTCAAGCAAAAGGGACTAATTATTTTACATTAATTATTCCTAAAGATAGATTAAACCCGCATAATGAACCTTTAGATACTGATTATAATCAAATTTTATATGATACATATAATGATTCAGATGAAGAGAATAATCAATTTGCACCATCTAAGCCAGTCTTAGATAAGAAACCTTATAGGATTACTATTGTTATTCCAGATGGTATATATTCATATGTTACATTATTAGATCAAATTCAATCAATTTTTAATAATATTAATAATGCAACAAACGCATATCTTGGCCAACAAAGTACCCATATTAGTAATCAACAAAATTATTCAAGTTATCCAGACGCCACATTAAATTTACAGATATGGTATAATTTAGTAACTTTTAAAGTGACAATTACAAATACAGACTTAACTTTTAATAAATTATTAAAGTTTGGTATGGAGTTTCCTCCAAGTGCAGGACAAGGACCTGCATTACCTTATATGAATTATAAGTTTGAAATTATGGATGAAAATGCATATGGTATTAATGGAGGCACGCCAGG